TTAGGTGCAATGACTTCAGGTTCTGCCAATGTCTTTGCGGGATAGTGTATAAATATTAGCGTTATGGCACAATCTAATTATGACGCACAGTCAACTAATAATTCAAAACGATCAACTAAAATTTTTAGTGATCTCAATTTGAATTTTACTAAAAATCCTGCAACAAAAGATATTGCAAGATTAACAGATGTAGAGGCAGTAAAAAGAAGTGTTAGAAATTTAATTTTAACAAATCGTTTTGAAAGACCTTTTCATCCAGAAATAGGTTGTGGTATTAGACAATTACTTTTTGAAAATGTCACTCCATTAACAGCAATATTAATACAAGATAGAATTGCTGAAGTTATAACAAATTTTGAACCAAGAGTAGGTTTAGTAGATGTAGTGGTTCAAGCAAATGAAGATGGAAATGAATATGTTGTTTTTATTTCTTTTTATGTTTTAAATGCTGTTGAGCCAACCAAGTTAACAGTTTATTTACAAAGATTAAGATAATATGAGTTCACACAAATTAAATATATCAGAATTAGAATTTGATGCTATTAAAGCAAATTTAAAAAGATTTTTATCCAATCAAAGTCAATTTAAAGATTATGACTTTGAAGGATCAGGTATGTCCGTTCTTTTGGATTTATTGGCCTACAATACTCACTATCTTTCTTACAATGCAAATATTTTAGCCAATGAAATGTTTATTGATACAGCTGATTTAAGAAACAGCATAGTTTCGTTAGCAAAATCTTTAGGTTATACTCCAAATTCACCAAGAGCGCCTTATGCAGATATAAACATTGTTGTTAATGACGCCACAGGTGCTTCATTAAGTATGCCAACAGGAACAAGTTTTACAACTACCGTAGATGGAACAAGTTATAATTTTGTAACCATTAATGATAATACAATATCTCCAGTGGATGGTATTTACACTTTTTCAAATATAAAAATTTACGAAGGTACATATATTACATATCAATACACTTATAATGCTTCAGATATTGACCAAAGATTTATTATTGCTAGCGCTAATGCCGATACTGATACTTTAAAAGTAACTGTACAAAATAGTTCGGGTGATACAACAACTAATACCTATATCAAAGCAACTTCAATTACAGAATTAGACTCTACAAGTAAAGTTTATTTTTTACAAGAAGCAGAAGATGGAAAATTTGAAATATATTTTGGTGATGGTGTTATTGGTAAATCATTAGAAGATGGTAATATTATAAATTTAAAATATGTAGTAACAAATAAAACAGCTGCAAATGGAGCTTCATCTTTTAGTTTAGCAGGAAACATTGGCGGTTTTAGTGATGTTACTATTACAGTTAATTCAAATGCTGCTAATGGCGCAAATGCACAATCAAATGAAAGTGTAAAATTTTATGCACCTAAATCATATGCAGCTCAAGATCGGGCTGTAACAATAGAAGATTATAAAACTAAAGTGGCAGAATTATATGCCAACGCAAAATCAATAAGTGCTTGGGGTGGTGAAAACGCAGAAACTCCTGTTTATGGAAGAGTTTACATTTCAATTAATCCAATTTCAGGATCTAGTTTAACAGACGCAACAAAAAATTCTATTGTAACTCAATTAAAAAGATATTCTGTTGCTTCAGTAACTCCAGTAATTGTTGATCCTGAAACAACTACATTATTATTAACAACTACAGCAAGATATGATGAACAGGCAACTTCTAAAACAGCTGATACTTTAAAAACTAATATAACAAATGCTTTAACAAATTATAATACAAATACTTTAAATCAATTTGATGGTATTTTTAGATATTCAAAAGTTTTAGAATTAATTGATGATGCTGATACAAGTATCTTATCTAACATTACAACATTAAGAATTAGAAAATCATTTACACCTACAACAGGTAGTTCTACAAATTATACAATTTATTTTTCTAATCCATTATATAATCCTCATACAGGACATAAATCAGCTGAAGGCGGTGTTTTAAGTTCTACTGGATTTAAAGTAAATGGGGATGCAACAAATGTTTACTTTTTTGATGATGATGGTTCTGGTAATTTAAGAAGATATTATTTGGTTGGTTCAGTAAGAACCTATGTTGATAATACAGCTGGTACAATTAATTATTTAACTGGTCAAATTGATATTGACTCAATAAACATATCTTCCATAGAAAATATTAGAGGCTCTGCTTCAACTGTCATTGAATTAACAGTTCAACCAAATTCAAATGATATTGTACCTGTTAGAAATCAAGTTTTAAACATAGATGTAGCTAACAGCACTATTACAGTTACACCAGATACTCTAGTTGGTGGTTCTGCTAACGCTGGTGTTGGTTACACAACAACATCAAGTTACAGTACCTAATGGCCGACTTCAAAGATAAAATATCGAATATTGTAAAACATCAAGCGCCAGATTTCGTTCTGGAAGATCATCCATATTTTTTAGAATTTGTAAAAGAATATTATAAATTTTTAGAATCAGCTGAAATTGTTTTTTCAAGTATAGGTAATCCAGATGTAATACGATTAGAGACTCAAACAACAGCTGAAAGTTTTTTATTATTAAATGGAACAAATCAACAAAAAGATGATACTGGTGATAATATTCTTTTAGAAGACTCTGCTGTAGGAGATTTTATAAATGGTGAAACAGTTACAGGCTCAACTTCAGGTGCAACAGCAACTGTATTAGTAGAAGATATTGACTCTAATAGTAGAATATTTGTAACTCATCAAAATAAATTTATTATAGGTGAAACACTAACAGGTTCAACTTCAGGTGCAACAGGAGTTATTTCTACTTATAAAGCAAATCCTGTACAAAACATTCAACAACTTTTAGATTATCCTGATCCAGATAAAACAATTCAAAGTTTCTTAACTAAATTTAGAAATGCTTTTTTACAATCTATACCTGACAATTTAAGTGAAAGTATAGATAAAAGAAAACTAATTAAAAATATTAAATCACTTTATCGTGCAAAAGGTACTAAACGTGCAAGTGAAATATTTTTTAAATTATTATTTAATGTAGATTCTGAAATAAGATATCCAAAAGAAAATATGTTAAGGGTGTCAGATGGTAAATGGGATACTCAAAAAATTTTAAGATGTATTGAAGTAGGTATTTCGGATGCTTCTAATTTAGTTGGTCAAACAATTACACAAGCAAACAATCCATCAGACCCTACTGTAAATGAAGCAACAGCTGTTGTAGAAAATGTATTTAAATATGCAATTGGCGGAGAAACAATTGTAGAATTAATTTTAACTGAAGAATCTATAACAGGAACGTTTGTTTCAGGTGAAAACATAACTGGAGATGATAATACAGATTCAGATAAACAAATTACTTGTACATTGGTTGGTGTTATAGTTTCTAAAACAATTAATAATGATGGTGCTTTATACAGTCCAGATGATAATGTTTCTATATCTGGTGGAGGTAATGGTGCTATTATTCAAGTTGATGCTGTTGGTTCAGGTGCAATAACACATTTTTTAATTGATGATGGTGGTTCTGGATATGAAATAGGAGATACTATTAATTTTAGTTTAGGTAATGCTTCGGCAAAAGTTTCAGTTGTTAATGGAGGTTTTACACAAGAAGAAAGTACATCAAGTATAGATGACCATATTGTTTTAGAAGATGAAACTGTAAGAGGAGATCCTTACACAGGAAATAAAATTGTGCAAGAAACTGGAACAGGTTCTGGTGACATAACAGATATTAGAATTATATATGGAGGAGATTATTCTTCTTTACCAACACTTACTATAACATCATCTGGAGGATCAAGTGCTTCTGTTTATGCTTATGGTACTGAAATTGGAAGAGTGTTGTCATTAAAAACTACAGAATTAGGAGCAAACTATGAAGATTCTCCTACACCTCCTACATTAACTTTACCAAGTTATATACTTGTAGAAAATCGCACAGGTTCTTATACGGTAGGTGAAACAATTACAGGTATTGATTCAAGTTCAACAGTAGTAACTGCAACTGTCGTATCATTTGACGGCAATACAAATATTTTAAAATGTTCTAATGCTACAGGAACTTTTGCTACAAACACAACTATAACAGGCGGAACATCTTTAGTAGAAGCTAATGTTTATAACATAGATCAGGCTACAGCAACAGCTACTGTAAATGCTGTGGTCACATCTGACGGTTCATATATTAACCAAGATGGTTGGATATCTGAAACTTCAATGAGAATACAAGACAGTTTATTATACCAAGATTATTCTTATATCATAAGAGTAGGTCGTTCAATTAATGACTGGAGAGATACTTACAAAAAGACTTTACATTCTGGTGGTTTTTATTTTCAAGGAGAAGTTCGTATTGAAAGTCAGGCTTCGGTTAGACTTAATAATGTTACGGGAATTAATACAGGTGTTACTGAAGAAATACTTGGAGTTTACAAAACAATATTCTCTACTATTTTGGGTAGAAGATTGGGAACACAAACAGATGGTACAACTTTAAGAGCAAATCCTCTTGCTGGTGTTGCTGCTGATTTAGATGATTTAACTATAGAACATTTCCCAGCAAATACAAGAGACGTAACACTATTTCAACAGATTAAATTAAATAATGCTATTTTAATAAAAGAATTAACTGATATTAGAAGTAATACAAAAAGATACGGTGTACCTGTTGCAGGTCCAACTTTAAAATCTATTGATAAGTTTTTATTAAATGAGTTTTATTCAACACAATACACAATAGATGATATAGGTAATTTAAGATTAATGGGAACTTTAAATTCTGATATAGATGGAGAATTGAATAATTTATCAGACTTTAATTATAAACTTAAAACTTCACAAGCAATACCTGCTGAAGTTTGGCAGATTTCTTATGATAGTTTTGATGAAACATCATTTACTTTTGATGATACAACAAGAACAATGGATGTAGCTTAAAAATGATTATAAATAGTAATATTATTGTTACAGTAAATGATAAAGTATTATCTCCTGAAGAATACACATTAGAAGATAACAGTTTAACATTTAAATCACCACCAGAAATTGGGGATGAAATAAAAATAAAAAGGTTAAAAGACAATGGGCAAACAGACAATTAATGTTGGAACTACAGCCAATGACGGTACGGGTAGTACGATACGTGCTGGTGGTCAAATAATCAATAATAATTTTGATGACATTTATACAGTATTTGGAGATGGTTCAACACTATCTTTTACTTTATCAGGTGTTACAAACGGCCAAGTTTTAGTTTATAACTCATCAACAGGAAAATTTGAACCTGGTACTGCAAGTGCAACATCAACTTTTACAATTGCTGGTGATGGTGGTTCTAATCAATCAATTACTACTGGAGATACTTTAACAATTCAAGGTGGTGCTGGTATTACAACTACTGGAGTTAACACCGACATATTATCAGTTGCAATAGACGCAACAGTTGCTACACTTACAGGTTCACAAGTTTTAACAGGTAAAACAATTGCTGCTGGATCTAATACAATATCAGGCTTAACAAATTCAAACTTATCAGGTAGTGCAGGAATTACAAATGCTAATTTAGCCAATTCTTCAATTACAGTAGTTGATGATTCTTCTACTTCGGCAACAATTAGTTTAGGAGAAACTTTAAAAATTTCAGGTGATACAGGAATTACAACAGCAATTTCTGGCGACAGTATTTCAATAGATTTAGATGATACAGCCGTTACACCAAATACTTATGGTAGTTCAACAGCAATACCAGTAGTTACCGTAGATCAACAAGGTAGGCTTACAAACGTAACAACAGCTGCTTTGTCAACAGATTTAACAATTGTAGATGATAGCTCAACTTCTGCAACAATTTCATTATTAGGAGATACTTTAGGAGTTTTAGGAGGTAGTGGTATTACTACTACAATTTCTGGAGATAATATTAGTATTGCTAGAGATACTTTATCGTATTCAAAAGGTACTGCCACAGGCGATGGTTCAACAGTTTTATTTACTATAAATAGTGGTAGATCAGTAGATGATATTTTAGTATTTGTAAATGGTATTTGTTTAGTACCAACAGACGATTATACAATTTCTGGTACAGATTTAACTTTTCAAACTGCTCCAGTAGCATCTGCGGAAATAACTTTTAGATATTTACCGTTATAGGATAAAAAAATATGGGATCAATAACAAGAACATTCGCAAACTCAATATCTGCTAACGGCGTAACTGCTGTTGCACCAGGAACAGTTGCACCTGAAGATACAACAACAGGTACTTTAGGAATACCTGCTGTTGCTGGCGATCCACCCTCTCCATCTTTTGGAGATATATGGTTAAATACCACAGCTAAAAAATTTAAAACTTATCTTTTAGGTAGCGCTAGTTGGGCTGCAGGAACATCTATGCCTTATGGATTTACTGGAGGTGCTCACGGAGGACCATTTAATGCAATTTATCACGTTGCTGGATATGGTGGCCACCCTAAAGTAGGCGGTGAAAACGGTGCAAGAGGATATGACCATTTATTTTGGAATGGAACTTCTTGGGCTTTACAAACAGATTTTCCTTATCCAAACTCAAGTTGTTTTGGTCAAGGAACGCAAGACGATCATCATTGTGGAGGAGGACACGGAGTAACTGGTCCTAATCAAACCACTCCTTTTTTAACTTATGGTGGTACAGTAAATACATATAGATGGTCAGGAAGTCCAGCTAGTTGGTCATCTGGTCCATCTCTGCCAGTAGCAAGATCATCAATGTCTGGTGCAGGAAAAGGTGCTTCTTCAACAGATTTTATGATTGCAGGAGGATGGACTGAAGCAGGTCAACCTCGAAGCGATGTTTTATTTTATAATGGAACTTCATTTTCAGTTTCACCTGTATCAATGCCTTATGGAAGTTATCCTAGTTTAGGTCAAGGTGCATCAACTTCAGATGTTTATAGCATTGGTCCAAATGGTACTCCAACAAGTACCGATACTTTATATTGGAATGGTACATCTTGGGCTTCTGGTCCTTCTTTGGTTGCTCCTAGTGCAGAAGTTGCTAGTGAAACACTTACATATAGTGCTTCTGAAGGAAATGCTATTACTGTCTATCCACAGCCATCATCATCTCCAGTTCAATTATGGAATGGAACTGCTTGGGCAACAGATACAGCTTGTCCACTTGCTGGTGTTAACCAATGTGCAGGTGGTGCAGGAACTTCTGGAGCAAGTTACGGTATGGCATTTGGTGGAGGTAGTCCTCCATATCCAGCTTCACACGTATCAGTTTATACTGGTGCTGGAAATGTAAAACACGCTTCACCAGCAACATTTACGATAGAATAATAGGAAAGAATTTATGGCAAACAAATATTATATAGCAAATAGTTCGCAAGATAATTTTATAACTGCTGATGAAAGAGTTAATGGATTAGTGATTACAGTTTATCCTGGTGATGTATATGTGGTTGAAGACAATGCAGCTGGAATTGCTTGGGCAAAAAGAGTAAATGCTACAGAAAAATCTAAAACAGATAGTCAAACATTAGTAAACTCTGCTGTGGCAACTTTACAAAGTGAATATGATGCTAAAGATGATATATACAAGGGATTTCCTATTTCTAGGCCAACGGATATAACTTTACCATAAATATAATATAAAAATTATTTGATTTGAAAGGATATTATGTCAAGTGAAACAAAAGAAAAAAGTAAATTAGAATTAGAAAAATTAATTAAGTACGCAGAACCTGTTGTTCCAGAAGAAGAAGATTTATCTTTATGTCTTTCTGAAGAGGATACAAAATCATTTTTAACTTTAAAAGATGAATTAAAAGATTCTTGGGATAAAAAACAAATATTCAGAACCGAAGTTGAAATGAGAATAGGTGTTTTAGAAGATTTTAGATTTCCTACACCAAGTGCAAAGTATTGGCAATGTGTAAGAGAAATGTCCCATTATTATGAAAATACCGTCAATGGATATTTTGAATATAAAGAAAATGAAATTCAAATTAAAAAATTAGATATAAAAATTAATAACGAAAAAGACCCTTTAGATTTAGAATTATTAAAGATAGAAAAACAAAAATTATTTTTTAGAAGAGCTACAATGCAACAACAACAAAAAGATAGAGTTAGAGAGTTGCGTTTATGGTCAAAAATTAAAAAAGAATTAAAAGATGAAAATCCAGACCTTGAAACTGAAGATATTAATGAATCTCAAAAAATAGCTTTACCTATAGAATTACAACATAGATTTTCTTTTTTAAAACATAGTCCTGATGTTGGTGGTGCAAAAAACGCTGCCGCACAAATTGAAACAGTAAGAAGACTTAAATCTGAAGGTAAATTAGAACCTAAACAACAACAATTATCAAATGATAATACCAGTAAAAAACTTTCTAAGTAAAGATGAATTAAATTTATCTACTGCTTATTGGAACATAAAAAAATCCAAATTAAAAGTTTGTCCACAAGTTAAAGGTGCTTTTGCTGATTATTCAGATACATTAGGTGAAACTATATTAACTGAAAAACAAAAATTAGTAGAAGAAACAATAGGTGAAAAATTATTACCTACTTATACTTTTACAAGAATGTATAAAAAAGGTACTGAATTAAAAAAACATATTGATAGACCTAGTTGTGAAGTTTCTGTTTCAATAAATTTTTATGCAGATAAAGAATGGCCTTTATGGTTTCATAAATTAAATAACCCACAAGGTCAAATAGATACAAATGTTAAACCAGAACAATTTATAACTCAATCAGGTGATGGTATTATTTACGAAGGAATGAATTATGAACATTGGCGTGAACCTTATGAAGGAGAAGAATGTATGCAAATCTTTATTCATTATGTAAGAGCAAATGGACCTTATAAATTATTTCATAGAGATGGAAGAATAGATCATAATGAAACACCAGAAGAAAGAACAAAAAGAATATGGGGAGTTAAAGTTAAATGATAAAATATAGAGAACCTAGGTGGAAATCATATATTGTTAAAACAAAAGAACCAGTATTTACTGCTGATCAATGTGATGATATTATTAGAATGGGACAATCATATACTCCAGAAGAAGCTAAAATAGGAGTTTCTGAAAAAGATGCTGAATTAAATAAATCAAAAAGAACCACTACTATATCTTGGATTCCTTTTGATGATCCAAGAGCTCTACCAATGTATTCTATTATAGAAGATTGTATGAATAATATTAATACAAATCATTTTGGATTTGAATTTCCACAACTATCTGAACCTGCTCAGTTTACAGTATATCCTGAAGGTGCTTTTTATGATTGGCATACTGACTCAGATATACATTTTATTCAACAACCACTTGTAAGAAAAATATCAATGACTATTTTACTTTCAGATCCTAAAGAATTTGAAGGTGGAGAATTACAATTTGTTGAAGATGAAAGAGACGCATTACCTTTAGTTAGAGGTGAAGCTGCGTTTTTTGCAAGTTTTGTAAGACATAGAGTTAAACCTGTAACTAAAGGTAATAGAAAATCTTTAGTAATGTGGTTTGGCGGACCACCTTTAAAGTAGTATAAATATAATTAAAAGTATGTATTGTTTATGAAAAACAATATAAATAATAAGAGAGAATTATGCCAGCAATAGTAACAAATAAGTTTAGGATTCATAACCAAGAACAATTTGTAGAGTCTTTTAGCGAAGCCTCAGCAAATGTTTATTATTTAATGTTGGGAAGACCACAAGCTTTCGCAACTTCAACAAGACCAGACGGTCGTACTGAAAATGAAGGAACTGATAGTGTACCTATCGCAGCTTCGGATTCAGTTGACTCAGAATTTTATACGTTTGATGACGCTATTGCAGCTAAAAAGATTACAAGTTCAGATGTTTCAATTGCAATTCCAAGAAGAAATTGGACAACAGGTACAGTTTATGATATGTACAGACACGATTATGGAAGAAGAATTACAGGAACAACAACTGTAAAAACTTCAACAAGTGGTGCTTCAAATTTATTTGACGCAACTTTTTATGTTGTTTCAAGTACGTACAATGTTTACAAGGTTTTAGATAATAATTCAGGTGCTGCTTCAACTGTTGAACCAACAGGAACTTCAACTTCAGTATTATCAACAGCAGATGGTTACAAATGGAAATATATGTACACTTTAACTGCTTCTGAACAAACAAATTTCTTATCAACAGATTTTATGCACGTCTCAACAGACTCAACAGTAAGTTCAGCTGCTGTAAACGGTGCTTTAGATATAGTTACAATAAAAGCAGGAGGTTCTGCTTACACCACTTCAGGTGCTTCTGACACAGGAACAATTACTTCAGTTCCAATAAGAGGTGATGGTTCAAGTGGTGCTTGTACAGTAACTATTGTTTCAGGTGTTATTACAGGAGTTACGATTACAACTGCTGGTACAGGATATACTTACGGATATATTACTAATGCTGATATACAATCACAAGGTGGTGGTACAGGTACTGGTGCAGAATTAGATGTAATTATTGGACCAAAAGGTGGTCACGGATTTAACGCTGTAAAAGAATTAGGTGGATTTTTTGTAATGTTAAATATTAATTTTGAAGGCGTTGAATCAGGCTCTGGTTCAGATGTATCTGCTGCAAACGATTTTAGAAGAATTGCTTTAATTAGAGATCCAAATTCAGGAGGTTCAGCTGCTTCTGCAACAACATTAAGAGCTACAAAAGCAGTAAGATTTACTGCTTCACCTACACCAGGTTCATTTACAGTTGATGAAGAAATTAATCAGGCAACTACTGGTGCTGTTGGAAAAGTTGTAGAATGGGATTCAACAAATAGAGTTTTATATTACATACAAACAAGATTCAATGATGAAGGTGCTGACAGTAATGGCAATTTAACTGCCTTTTCAACAGCAGCTGTTATCACAGGACAAAGTTCAAGTGCAACTGGAACACCTGACACTGGATTTACAGATACAGTAAATGGTTCTTCATTTACTTCAGGTTATTCCTCATCCGAATTAGATGCTGATACAGGTGATGTTCTATACATAGAAAATAGAGCACCAATCACTAGAGCAACTGACCAAACTGAAAATGTCAAACTCATTGTTGAATTTTAATATTTTAAAAGAGGAAAAAGTAAATGCCAGCAAAAACTGATTTTAATATCAGTCCCTATTTTGACGATTTTGTAGAGTCGAAGAAGTTTCATAGAATACTTTTTCGACCGTCATTTGCTGTTCAAGCAAGAGAATTGACACAATCACAAACTATTCTTCAAAATCAAATTGAAAGAGTTGGTGATCACCTTTTTAAACAAGGTGCAATGGTTATTCCTGGCCAAGTTTCTATTGATACAAACTATTCAGCTGTAAAACTAACTTCAAAATCTGCTGCAAGTATTAATACTTACAACGGAACAACAATCACTGGCGCTACTTCAGGCGTAATTGCAGAAGTTGTTGGTGTTGCTGCTACAGACGGAACTGATCCAGATACTTTATATGTTAAATACAATAA